AGTTGACTTATTCTCTTATCTGCCATAACTTTTAAATATAAAATCTAGAACTTCCGTTTTCTTGTAGCATGTAAGCATCGTTCTCAAGAAGGATGAAATCGTAGTCTACAGGGCTGATATTTCTAAGTATCTTGAATAGGGAAACATAACTCAACCCATTTGCGATCGGGTTATATTTGTCTACCTTTTCCAATTGAAAATAGTGATTTCCTACCTTAATGATCTTGCGAAAATCTAGGTTCATAATATCGGTAGGAGTCAGATAGAAATACCCCTCAAGAAGTCTACTATTTCTATCCCCGATAGAAGTAATTAAAGCCTCGTAGTACTGCTGATATAGGTTAGCACCTGGGTATACACCTATTGAGAAATAAACCTCTCTAGGGTTAGCAAAAAGCACATCTGAACTAGGTGTGATTGGATCATCCAAGTGCCCGGCATATGGGTAGTTATTGTAGGGTATATTCCCTGTGCTATAAGCAATGTTCCATGGTGTAGGGCTTTCAATCTGTGGCTTCCAATATGCTATTCTGGGCTTGAAGTTATCCGGAACCTTGACCCCATTTTCAACTTTGTATAAATGGATCATAATCCTGCCGGCTACTTGCTCCCGCATTACAGGTGGACTAAATACCACCTTTACGGTTTTAGTGTCCAGGATGAAATCGTTATCAATAATAGTCCTAGATTCCCCGTATGCCTCGTTGAATTTAGTCTTATAGGAAGTGCTCCAATAATCGGCATCGTCATCAAAGGTAAGCCGGTACTCCTTTGCGGATAATTCGGAAAGTGGTGTAATCGTGATCTCCTGGCTTTGATCTAGTTTATCACTCCAGTCTAAAGCCTGGTCTTTAAAGGTTTGGTAGAACTCATTATAAGGCACGATTTCAAGGACATTTGTCCGAAGCCTATCCTGGGTAACATACAAGTTATACATTGAGATAATGCTCTTTAAAAAATCCCTCTGCTTCATCGACTTTGGCATGGTGTACTGAATCTTCATGGTATCTCCTTCTTCAAGTTCCACTGCTACCGGTACCGTATTGCCAATCTTCAATGATCCAAAAGGAGGGACTACTACCTGGGTCTCCAGGTTAACCCCATAGCCTCCACCACCTGCTACCTCACCGGTTAGTCTTATTTGGAAGTAATCATTTTGCGCCAGGTCAATTCCTCCAGATATAGCCACATCCCAAACAAATAGTTGACCTGTTGAAATAAAAGTTACATTCCTAGAAGAGTATAGAACTTCAGATCCATTTTTCAATACGGATACTGTCCACACATTTTCTGTGTAGGGTTGTAAGGCAGTTAAAGAAACTCTAAGGTTAAGGTTCAACCCGGTGTTTAAAGACTGAGCCTTAACCCAAGTAAACTTTGATCCTAATTCTGAAACGCTAAATCCAGAAGCCTCAATATTACTAAATTTTAGTATAGTAGAATAGTCGGGATCATTAGTAACATTTTCCTGTAGTAGGTTTGGAGTTTGGTTTAGCAGGGTAGTGCTTTCCCTAGTGATAGTTTTTTCTGCAGTAATTAAAAGTAGTTTTCTAAAATAGAATGAATTAAAGAAAGGAGCATTTATCTGAAAGTTCGCTTCCTTAAATATTCTCTTTAAAATCTCACTTACAAAAACAGCAGGTTTGAAGTTCTTAATAGGATATGTTATTGAGTCAACAGAGTAGCCATAATCAACCAAAGGATACACATAGTTCTGTGCACCGTCTACCCATTCTGTTCTGTTCCAAGAAGCCTCTATATTGGCTCGATTCCAAACATGATCATAACTATCTTCTGGATCTGAAAAGTTTAGATCTCCTAGTGTCTTATCACCTAGTTCGTGGAGGATATCCCGAAGCCTACCAAACATATTCACTTCGTATGTTATATCACCTTCTCTGGAATTGATCCTGGACATCCTTAATACCCCGTCAAATATCTTTACATTATCCAGATAGATCTGTGCTTTTGCCTGCTTTGCCGGGTTAAAGTTTACTCCAATATTTGCATCCTCTTCGTAGTAATCATTATTCACCGAAATATCAAAGATGTTCCCGAAAAGGCTTTGATTTTTTGCCGTATTTGGCAGAGTGATAGTTTTGGAATAAGAAGTATTTCGCCTTTCGATATCGCTTACATCCGCAACCGAAAAGGTGAAGTCTACATCTATGTCTCCCAGGGTATCGGCTTCTATGCCTTCTACGAAAAGTCTTGCGCTCATATTACCTGCCGTTGATTAATTAGTTGGAACTCCACATCCATTTCAATATTAAATAATTTATCTGAAGCCGTTTTCTTTACCTCATAGGTAGTAGCATTTGGCTTAACCGGTATCCAGGAAGGTGTAATGTAATTATCATTTACTAGATTCAAATAAACCAAAGGAGATGAATATAGTTCACGCAGTAGTTCGCTTTGAGTATCGTTTACATAGTCAGAAATGATCTTCCAATTTTGGGTTTCTTTGGTATAGTAAATAGGATTAACATTTTTAACCACTATGTTATTAGCCTCATAAATATCACCGCTGTAGTTTCTTTCGTAGCCCTTCTTTTCAATCTGGAAACTAGTCTTATTTACCAGGTCAAAATTAAAGAAATCATAAGCCCCGTACTTATTAAGGTATGCTATTCGTATCGGATCGTATCGCCCACAAGATTGAGTATACATGGTTGCGAATTTATATCTTCTTGCAGACCCGTTATTCCAATTTACAAATAGTTGAATAGACGCTACAGATGGATCGTAGGTAATAGGTGTTATCTTAATGTAGGTGATTGTAGGATTAGTAACAGTTGTAGGTGTAATAAAGTATTGAGTTGTTACATTATTTTTATCTGTAACCAATAGTTCAATACTATTTAAAAGACCTGTATTGATAAAGGCAAAAACCTGGGAATCTGTTTCCCTTACCTTAATTGTATCCCATGCAGTCAAAGGATTATATACCGTATTGCTAGATCCCCAGTATTGAGCCTGGTTTGAATACCAATTTTTTAATTCCAATAAAGGCAAAGCCCCGGCAAAAGCATACTTTGTTTCACTAATTACTTCACTAGCCAAAACGATAACGAACTCCCCACCTACCTCATAGTATTCATAGCACTTAAGGTAGTAGCCTTTTATTGCATTTGTTGAACTTGAAGATGTAGCCGTTTCGTAGAATCCTTTATTATAGGTAAACTCTGTGGACACATATTTAGAAACATCAAATTCTACCGGCTCCCCTGGATCAGCAGGACTATCGTAGTAGGCTGTGGTTATCAATTCATCATCTGTATTGTATACCTTTACCACATACTTGAAGCCTACCTCATTTGCATTGGTACTGCTTATTGTATAGTTGATCCGGTTAAATGCCGGGAGGATATCTATGCTAGGTTCTACCAGGGTTATCATTTACGTATTCTTAAAATTAGTGAGTCACTTCCAATGGTTTGTATATCAACATTAAAATCTGGGGTTGCTTCATCTATAGACTGCTTGATGAATTGCCTTCCTTCAATACCGTACTTTTTAATGTAGTATGCAAATCGCTTTGCGCTGCTTGATATTTGCGGCATCATTTGTCTACCGGTTAGGCTTTGATCCCCAGATTCAATTCGTAGGTTAGTTGCTTCGATCTCCATATTCTTTCTCTTCATCCATCCCTCCAAATTCTTTAATGCTTCCAGGGGCATTCCGTACTTCCTAAATTGATAGTACTCATTCTTATCATTTAGGAATACTTTTTTGTTTTTAATTTTATGCTCAATACCCTTTACCCCTTTATCTATGAAATCGGCATAGTTAACTCCGACATTGATTTCTAGCCGGTACCCGGTTTTAGTTTCACTTACTCTTAAAACTTCATAGGATGATTTTAGGATTCCTTGATCTTCAGGTGAATACTTTTCTAGATTTTTTACAACATTGGCGCCTAGTTTTAGCATTGCCTCCTTCACATTGGTCACAGCAATATTCTCTACATCTAGGATGTATTGATTGGCAGTTAATCTCCTGCCATTTATATTTATAAGAGCATTTACTTGAGCCTGTGTTGCAACGACCATTTTTTATACTGGGCTTCTTTATCTTTGTTATAATCCTTTAAATATGCCAGGGTGTTTAAGTATTCTACTACTCGCAAATCATAAGCCTGGTTTACAGTTATGTTTTGAAAATCGGCTACCTGCTTAGTGCTAAATACCCAGCCCCACCTCGCCATAAAGCCACTACCTTCTCCGCCATCTGCTGATTCACCATTGAGTAGGTTATTGTATTGCTTATTAATTCGTTGAATAATTGACAAAAAAAAAGCATGCAACTATATACCTCAATGAATTTTGCATCTAGCAAATCATCTGCTACCACATCGTGAGGTACTACCCCGTAGCCCTGGTACCTTTTCCCTTTCATTGGTAAAAAGAAACAAGCAGCGATCTTATTGATCTGCAAAATCTCTCCACTAAATGCAAGTATATCAATATACTGTCCTGCTGTGATCTCGTTTAGTTCATAGCAGAACTTATATGTATTATCTCCAACCTGCAAATAGTCTACAGGTTTGGTTTGCGGAATGTTACTAAAGAAAGATAACTTCTCTGCATAGGCATGCATAAGATCTCTATACTTAAATGAATCGTAATACTCTTCACTCTTGCCTTCTACTATTGATAACATTTTAGCCTGCTTTTCGATGATATTCAAATTAGCATTTGCTTCGATGTCATATAGGCTAATGAACTGACCTACGGTTAATTTATCCCACATGATTAGAAATATATTTTTAAGGTTTGATGTATTTAATGGCTGTTCGGAAAAACCGAATACCCACTACCTGAATGAGTACTTTCCTAGATGACTATTTGATATTTTATTTACCACCGAATACCGCAATGCATCCAGGGCATGGTTAAAATTATCAACCGGCTTATTAGTCATTTGACCGTTCTTATCCTCTATGTATTTGTAGTTTCTAAGTTCCTTTATTAGGTTATAACTTCCCTCAGTTGCGTAAAGGTTGTATCTTCTAATAATGTCGATACCCAGATTAATAGCACCTTTAATCACCGGCTTTACGTTCCATCCCATTCGGTAGATCTCTTCAATGCTTTTTGGTTCGGCTGAATCGGCAAAGATTTCATTTGCCTTTTCTAGTCCCAGGCTTTGCATCTCCTTTGCTATATCCTGGTTAGTCATCCCGGTTCTATAAATTAATTCCTCCACATACATATTGTCATCTAAAATGTAGGTTCTTACCAGGGAGGTAGGATCATTAGAGAAACCAAAGTCAAGCCCGTAGGCCACTAATTTAGCCTCCCTGGGGATCTGCTTGCAAGTGCTGAAGGAATAAACCAGGGATCTACTTTGACCCCGTTCTCCCAGGCCATAAACCCTCCAATAGTTCTCATCTATATTCTTAAGCCTTTCAATCTCCTGCTTCACCACATCCCCTAAAAATGGGTTATCCTTATAAGTGGTTTGATAGAACTCTACATCCTTCCGAGTAAGCACTTGGTCATAGATCCAATGAAACTCTTCAGAAGGGTTGTAGTCTAGGATAGCCTGTTCTGTGGTTCGAAAAATTAGTTGCTGCCAATCCTCAAAAATTAGTTCGTTTGCTTCGTTAATAAAAAGCAAGTCCCTTTTTCTACCCCGGATTTTTTGAGGCATGTCAAGGGATATGAATTCAATTGTATTCCCATTTATGGTGTATTCGTTTGCGGTCTTGCTGTGGCTATCCTCAAAGTAAATTTCGTGGTCTTTAAGGATGGTAAAAAAGTCCCTCATAACCGTACCCCTCAAAGCCGGGAAAGTTTTCCTGCAGATGGTTATAATCTTTCCCCTGTTCCTTTCGCAATATGAAAAAATGATCCAAAGAAGGATGTTGTAAGTCTTCCCGGATCTGGTACCACCTTGCTGAACTACTATTTTACTTTTACTAGTTTCAAGATGCCTGAATACTTTATTTGTTTTAATGCTCGTTATTGTCATCTACAATAGTGACTTCGAAAATCTTCTTACCATCTGCACCGGTTATCTCTTGTCTTTCCACATAGCCTCTAGACTTGCCCTGGGTTTTCAAGAAGAAGATGATAGCAGTGGTATCACCGCTATCAATCTTTTGATCTAGTTTACTTTCAACAAAATCTAGCCTGGTATTTCTGCCTTCGATTACGGCTTGTTCTAAGCCCTCCTGTTCGATCCATTTGTAAAGGGTGACCCTATCTACCTGCAAAGATCTTGCTGCCGTAGAAAGGTTGCCAAAAGCCTTCACAATGGTTTTTTCGATAACAGATCTATCCGGCTTTTTCATAGTGTTGATTTTTGTTTATTTAATTAGGTTCAAGAATTCATTTCTGCAATTCAAATCATCTTTAAAGATTCCAATCATTTTGCTAGTCATGGTCCAGGTATCGTGTTTTTTTACTCCCCTCATACACATGCACAAATGCTGAGCCTTTAAAGTAACCGCTACTCCTTTGGGGTTTAATTCCTTGAAGATTCTTTCTGCTATCTGGGTAGTGATTCTTTCTTGATTCTGAAATCTATTTGCATATAGGTCAACCGTTCTAGCCAATTTGCTAAGACCTACGATCTTTTCGTTTGGAATGTAAGCCACATTTGCCGTTCCAAAAAAAGGAGCCACATGATGCTCGCAGAGAGAATAGAAAGGGATGTTGGTTTGAATAATCATTTCATCCGTTCCCTCTGCATCAAAGGTGGTAAAGTTAAATTCTTTAGGCTCTAAAAATTCCTTTAAGAATTTAATGTATCTTTTTGGGGTTTCCTTTAAGCCTTCTCTATTTGGATCTTCACCCAGGTATTGAAGAATCCTAACAAAGTTATCTTCCACATTTTCATTTTTCTTTTCCCAGGGAAACACAAGCCACTTATCTTTGAACTCTTGTTCGGTTTGCTTATCAAACAATCCAACAAATGGCTTATTGTATTTTTTGTATTGCTCTTTGGTTGAGCCGCTATCAATTAAATCATCAATAATAACATCAGCCTCTTCTGGAGTATCTACAGGGTTAAGCATTGCAGCAATAGGTTGACCTCCCCTGGGTACTCCGTAATACTTTAAACTATGATCTAGTTTATTTACTCTTTCAATAATTTCTTTCCAACTTATAATACGTTCCATATTTTATGGTTTTGAAGTGATAGTTTCCATTTGCCATTTTTAATACAAAGATCAATGCAATGTGCTAGGTTTTCTGAATTAATTGTAAAGCCGTCTGAATGTGGGCTTAACCAATAGTGTTTAGCCTCCACACTAGGATTTGGAACTTCCTGTCCTTTGTGCCTTACATATCTCAATTCAGATACTCCATTTGGAAAATTCTTCTTAACAACATGCTCGGCTACCTTTGGGGATACACAAATGAAATCAATATTCTCAACACATGGGCGAAGGCCACTAGTTTCAATTGCTTGAAAGTATCCCTGGTTCTTAAAGAATAGAGTTATCTCATTAGTTAATTGATCCAATGGTTCACCACCAGTCCAAGTAATTTCTTTGCATTGAGGAGCATTTGTTTTCAACCACTTTAAAATATCTTCAATCGACATTTCTTTACCGCTTTCAAATTCGGTGTCACATTTTATACCTAATGAATAACAGGCATTCTTTGCCTTACATCCGGTAGTCCTAATGAATACAGTTGGGGTTCCTATTCTGGCGCCCTCACCCTGGAGGGAATAGAATATTTCAGCGATCTTTAATTTCATAGATAACATTCGAAGATTTAGTTTCTCTTAATTCAATTTTATAAATTGGTAATTTTGTTTCTGTTTTGATCCTGGTGAATAACCAGACAGCCATGTTTTCTGCAGATGTTACAAATGGTAGTTTTAAATAGACCTCATTTGCTAAATCTAAAACTTCACATAATGAATCTTTTTCATATAATAGAAACCAATGATCATGCTCTTTGATAATAGGCTCAACCATTTTATCAATGTCACTAAATAAGCAGGTTATCCCTCCTTCGTTTATTTCATTGAAATTAAAATAGCAAACCACATCATAAGTATGTCCATGAATTCTGCCACACTTTTCCCCACCTGCCGGGTTCCTGTGCGCTGCATAGAAGTGGTAATTTTTTTGAATGTTCATATTTTAATTTTGTGGTCCTGAATAAATTGCATATTGTTTTTTAAGTAGTTCACCTGCCAAAGCGTATTTAGAATAGTAATCTAGTCTTTTGGTAGTAACGTCCATCCATCTAGAAATGATCTTAGATATTTGTTCCTGGTATCTATTCATTAGTAGATCATTATCTATGCATGAATTTTTAATAGATAAGGTTTTTACACCATCATTATATTTCAATATTCCAAACCTATTTACCTGCTGCCAAGAAGTAGAGTCTGCCGATGAACAAAAATTTAATGACTTAAGTAATTTATTTTCAGTACACCCTAGCAAATGGATATCAATACTAGGCTTTTTATTTTTAATGTAGTGTGCTATTTTTTCAGTATAGTTTTTCTTTCCAATCGCTCTAAGTTCTGGAACTGATATAGCAATGTAGTCACTGAATTCAATTAGCCTATCTAACCCCTTTTGACCATCTTCAAAATGAAATACATTTACCTGCCTATTGTTTGGTAAATCCTTTTTCATTTTCTCTCTAAACTCCCAGGCTTTTTCAACCCCTAGAATTTTCTGACAATCAACCTCGACTAATGTTTTACGGTATTTATTTTCATTAACGAAATCAACTATTAGATGATACCACTTTTCAATAAACTTCTCATCCCTTTTGCCAGCATGAGCACCAAACATTAAAGTAAACAATCCAGAATCCATGATCGTGTGGTTGGTATTATCCTGCAAGAAGTGAACTGAAGATTCGGTACAGGTCTTCATTTTCATAGGCTTAATACCCACATGATGAGCAATGAAAGGGAATACAGTAAACAAAGAATAGTTTACTCCACTTATCTTATTAAGTATCTGAGCAAAGTCTTCATTTTCTAGTCCTGCAAAATGTACTTTAATATTTGATTGGTTTTCAACTATCATAGTTCGACTCTTGCGCCTCCTGTTAATTCCTCCCAGACTTCGCACCAGATCATGCCATCTTCTTTAGCAAACTCTAAAATTTCTGCAGCAATCATTTCACAACTCATGCCACCAAAATGACAAGGTGACCCATATGCTTCAGTTAAGTATTCTTTGATTTCATCCCGGCAAATAAATATTTCTCTTTCTCTATTTAAATCGGTAACCGCATATCCTGCTTTAATAGTAAATGTATGCCGATGCCAATGTTCTAAAAAAGAAACCTCACTTGGTGCTCCTTCATAAAAATGAAATCCCTCAATATCGAATCTTATGATAACCGTATTTTTCATAAACCTAGTAATTTAAAAACTATCTGTTCTTTAGTACCGGAATGATTTTTAAATGCTTCAACCACTTGATCGTAATCTTCTTGAGTATACTCCAGAATAATTTTTGTACTTCCTTCTTCCCCTGGATTAGATTCAGAATTATCTTCAAAGAATTCATCTAGGTTCACATCATTTGCTTTCCATACATCAAGTCCCCAGTCTTCAAGCAATTCTGGTTCCCATTCGTTTGCAAGCATATCCCAATCCCATTCACCGAAGCCTA